GGTTTTAATTGTCCAAAAGCATCGAAACAGTGATTTCTAACGGCTTCTACCATAATCAGAGGTATGGTACCAGAGTAATTTCGGGCCAATATATCTACAAGTTCTTGTTCGGTAATGGTAATAGCTGTACGTCCATACCAAACTTCATATTTATTAGAATGAATATTGTGTCGTACGTTAACTTCTACGTCTGTAGTTTCGGGTATATAAATTAAACCATTAACTAAATAGGCGCGATAATCACCCGCTGTTATAGAAATATTAACAGAAGTTCTTAATCTAATCAACCTGGCTAATAAAGATGTTAAAATGTAGTCAGCATCGTCTTCTGCGGCATCCATTTTCATAAGAAATGATTCTGGATCTACTGCACCTGTTAATTCAGATACGTCTCCAACAATATTGAATCTAACAGTGTTATGGGTGCCAGCGAAAGCTTTTATAATTTCGGCACGATTCTTTATGCAATTTAATAATTCCAATTTATTAGCAGCTCCTATCTTAATAGTATACGGAGCTACGGGGGGTTCTCCGTGGATAACTACATCTTCTGATTGACGGGATATAAATTCACGAGTTTTCTGAAAAATTAATTCGTCTACAATAGATCTAGAAGAAGTCTTACCATCTAATAAAATTTGAGCAGGATTTAAGGTAATGCAAGAAGAAAATCTACCATCAACTACTTCCCAAGCATTCTTTTCAGTTGGAATATAATGAACACCAGGAAGACCTAACCTACGAATGGATCCAGGGTATATAGGCCCCAATTGATAATAATTGGACTTTTGAGTAAGCATAGGTCCAAGGGGAGTATCAGAGAGAGCCATATTACCTACAAATCTCGTGGTAAGAAAACTATTAATAAGAGTTGAAGTTTTAGGACGTATTAAATCGTGTTGTATATTTGTTCCTATAAAGAATACAGATTTTGCATGAGTAGCGTTAATCCACTCAACATATTTTGGATCCGATTCATCAAAAATGATATCGTCTAAAATATAGATTCTTGGTTTCGTTACTTCTTCTTTTTGAGGAAGTTCCATATAAGATGAAACTCGTGAAACAGGATACGAATATAAATTAGAAAGGCGAGCTGCTAAATTTTCAATCCAATGAGTTTTGCCCGATCCAGGAGATCCCTGGAATCTGAAAATAGAGAAATCTCGTCCAGCGTTAGCCTGGACGGGCACAGGTTTGCGTGCTATACGGTAAAGTTCATCGCGACGTTCAAGAAAATCAAGACGATCAATTTCGGGCATATTAATCCCAAATTCTTCAAGTAATCGCTCAATAAAAGCAATTTCTCGAGTACATAAATTTTGAACAAGATACTCAATTAATTCATCAATATCCCAAACTTCTGGGGTACCAAATTGATTAGTATTCAAATGAGGTTTATGAGTTAAAGTCAAATGAGAAAAATCAGGTTTACGGTGAGTAAATTCAGTAAACCTTGGGTCGGAACAAGCCTGTACAACAGGATCTTGTACATCTATCCAAATAATACGGGACCATATAGCTGCTGCTGATGCATCAGCTTTATTACCTAAGGCTATAGCCTTGTCCTGAACGTTAGAGGTCATCAAGACAAGACGGGATTCAAAATTTTGTTTCTTTTCGGATAGAGAAGCACCTTGCATAGTGTAAGGAACAGAAGTAAAAATATTGTTAAAACCTAATAAAACAGAATCATTCTTTATGTCGAATAAAAATTCATCAACCATAGCAATCTCTTCGCCAGTATAGGTGTTATAATACTTGGCGTCAGGAGAACGATTGAGTTGGTACATTTTGTTGTGATTATACTTCATTATGTTCTTTATTTGGTTAAATAAGTGTGGAAGAAGATGTGACTTTCCCACACCTCTGGGTCCTGAAAATAAAACTGGTATGGGGTCTGGACGAATTTTAGCTCCCATCAACATTTTTACCTCACTAATGCGAGATAAAAGAGTAGAATGCATAGAAACTAATAAACCAGATAAACCACGTACTGCAGCAGCATTAGTTCGGTTGGTTTTAGTAGTTTCCATGACTCTAGCTACTTCATCGGGAAGAGCTAATAAGCGTTCAGTTGCTCCATCGGTGGAACGGAGTTCTCGTAAAGGCATGGCTAAAAGTTTAGACATCTCCTTAACGAGATTCTTCATTTTCATGGAATCAGAACATTTAACTTCACCAAAAGCATTGGTGATAAGATCCATAATGCAAATATCGTTTCCAAAGAAAGCTTTAGAAACAGCTACAGAATTTGTTATATGCTTAGTAACGCTGCCTACAAAATCCCATTCTTGTTTGTTTGGGGAGTTCATAGCACATACGGCGCAAAGCATAGAACCTACCATAGCGACGGCTACAGTTCCAATTTTGATAAAAGGCATAATTTTGGAAGGAGCTTCAGCTTCGTCGATAAGTTCATCAACTGAAGGTTGTTGAACTTCATATTGAACATTTGCTTTAACAGGGACAATCCTATCTGTTTTGGGATCAAATTCAAATTCAAATGGATGGTTGGCACGGAAAGCGTCCCAATCCATAGAAGTATTAATAGTTTGTTCCGAATAATCTTCTTCATCATCCGAAGATGAAGAAGAAGAAGAAAGGGTAATTCTTTCTTTAATTTCAGGCTTAAGATATTTATCCCAAAAATCGGGAGTATGTTCTAAGGGGACTTCATTAAGGTGGTGTAAATTAGCACCAATAGCGGAAGAAAACTTATTAAGTAATTCTAAAACACTATCCTTAACTAATGTAGCAATCTTTTGTACAACTTCCCAAGGGGAAGGTATGTTATGAGTTAAAGAGAAAATACTCCATATGATATTGACTAAATTTAATAAAGTGGCAGCAAGTGTGGCACCGGCTGCAACTTTAGCTAGTTTAGAATCAGCACATGATACCGAAACAATACTAGAAATTAAAGTTATGAAAGTAGTAATAAACTGGGTAATAACTAATGTTCTAACGGTTGCGGGCATAAGTTCCCAAATCTTAGAAGCTGATTCGGAAAAATTTAGTGCGGAGTCAATTAAACTAGAGAAGGGACCTTGTGGTCCATCTCCTATCAAAGCATTTGCTTTGACTGGGGTGACGTCATAAATTGGGACCATATAAAAATCATTTTGGGTGTCAGCATGTATTCTGGGGGGACCAGAATACAAGCGGGCAGGGACCGGGAAGATTTGGGGCTCTCGAAGAGAGCGAATATGATCGGTGACGGGCCGAGGAGATAGAACAGAACGTCCTATCAGATGTGTCTTATCTGTATATAATAGATGAGACAAATCTAATTTAGAAAATTTTAATTTGGGAAAAGGGGTCAATTTCTGGGTGAAAATCCTAATGGACTTTCGGGAAAGGGCAGGAAGAGACCAATCTTTGTTCCTCCAATGTGGAGGGAACTTAGCCTGAAGGGCTTTTCGTCGAATGTCGAGATCGACAAGAG